TACACTTGACTCTTTAATAGCCATTTCTAACTCTAATCTAGACTTTGCATTGACCTTATCCTTCCAAAGTTCTTTACACTCATAATGCCAAACATCTATTACTTTCCACCCATTCCATTCTAACATCAATTTTTGTATGTTATCTATACTAGACATTCTTGCACTTGCATGGTGTTTATCTTGTACCCTTATTGCTAGAAATTCAAACACTGTAATTACTACTATATCTATTGTTTCTTTTAACTGTCTATCACTAAATGTTTCAAGATATTCGGGAGTAACCATATCAGATAACTTGACCTGTGTCATGTATTCAGAACTATTCCCAAACATATCCTTGACTATCTCTAATGCAGCCACTTCTCCCTGTCCTATCATCTCCATTATTTCACATCCCCATGCTCTTCACAATTATATATCAAACCTCTCTCAATATTCCTACCACTGGCATAGTTATAACTAAGATCTTTACATTCTTTATCACACTTTGGACATTTCATTCCTTATCCCCACAATCTTCACAGTTGTCTGGATCTTTGCATATGGGGTTATGATTGCCATCTCTAGTAGGGTGGTCGGTACCTCTTTTTCTTATTGTTCTGGTCATACCTTACTATCCTTTACCACTTTAAATAATCTTTCTAATTTATCTAATTTAAATCGTTTAAGTTTCTCTACTAGTGAATGATGTCCCTTACAAAGGAGTGCAAAACGGTTAGGATCTTTGTCTACTATTGGTAATATGTATAGATTGTAGTCATAGGTTGTCTTAAAATCTTTGTATATCTTCTCACCCTCAACATATTGTTTGTGGTGAAACGTGAAAAATTTTCCATATTTTTTATGGCAAACTTTACATTTTAAATCGAATTGTTTTTTTGATGCAATCTTTCTCTTAAGATTGTCGCTATCATCCTTCTTTGTCATGGGTTTTCTCATGAATTAATATATCTTTTATAACCTGTGTCTGACCTTCTATAGTCCAATCACAAACTTCACAGGAGTATCTCATTCTACGCTAGATATCCCCCTAGCATCTAAAATATATTCAGCATCTGCCATAGCATGTTCAGGTGAATCTACCATCCTTGCTAATCTTTTCTTACCACTCTTCTTAAAGTATAATCTATACGTACTTGCATGTGCTACAACGTTACCACCAATAGGTTTTATTGGATCACCAAACATCATACTTGGATCACTCTGTACTTGATTGGTAAATACAACTGCACATCTAAAGTAAAATGATATATTCTTGATATGACTCATTAATCTGGCTATCTGCATCTGTCTTTCAGCAAGTGTACCTCTGCCCAAGTACTCTTCTCTGAATTGTCCTATTGCACCGTCTAAAATAACTAGTGTTGGTTTCTTGTTACTTAGTATTTTACTGAGTCCATTTATAGTACCCATTAGTTGCTCTGTATTTGGGCAATATAGGTAGGTAATTTGATTAAGATATTTTAGGCATGCTTCATCATCTTCTGCATACTCTCTTGCTTTTAAAATTCCTGCTATTCTATTTGGTTTGAAGGTATCTTCACAGTCTATCCATATGACATTATTGCCATCATGTATTGTTTCTACTGTAAGTGAGTTACAAAACTGTGTTTTACCAGCCCCAAACTCTCCATATACCTCATAAGTTGCTTCTGGTCTTACACCACCATCAATTAAGTTGTCAACCTCTACACATTTTGTAGCAATAATTGGATATGCTTTCTGATACTCCCATAAATCAATTGTACTCATGTCTGATTTTCTAATCATGCCATGCTCTTCTAACATTTTTTGTGATTGGAATACCCAACTGTCACATGTTGGTTTTGCTACACCTGTAATTTCTTTAATCTCTTGAGCACCTCTAATACATAAATCGATAAGTGAGGTTACACCGAAGGTCTCTAACTTTTTCTGAGTTACGGATCCAACACCTTTAAGCTGATCGACTCCTAATTCTAGGTCAGCTGATGCAATCTCCGTAGTTTCCGCAGGAGTCTGAGTTTCGTCCAGTGCTTCGTTTAACTCGATAGAGTCATCTTCAATAACCATCACAGATTACTAGTAGTATGACTTCAATATTAATCTTACTATATTCTTGTATATGTTCCGTCACCGTTGAGTTTGATGGCATTATTGTTCTCCCATTTTGATATGGTTGCCTCTGCTTTCTCTTTGGTCATACCACTTACTACCAATGCCTTCTCAAATTCTCTCAACTTTACATTACCTTCTATGTTTTTACAAGAGTTCCATACTGTTAACACATCATGTTCCTTTACAGATTTACCGTCTACAAAGATTTGTGTCTGTACACCACCTTGACTTATACTACTTCCAAATGACTCGTATTGTTTTTCAAGTAGTATTCGTATCACATTGATATCACTTTTGTCAACCTCTTCTTTAAAATGTAACTTTGCATATGCCATACTGAGTCTTACTATTGCTTCAAGTTGTCTAGTACCTATTGGTATGTCACTCTTTGCACTTACCTTTCTCATCTGCTCATAGATGTCGAGGAGTGTTTTCTTTGCTTCTGCATTAAGTTTTGGATTGAATGATCTTGCATAGTTAATATATTTTGCCAAGTCATCTTCTTTTAAGTAACAACCACCATCCATAGACATCTCGAATGACTCCAAGATATGATTTGCTTTAAGTCTGTCACTGGTCATATTTACCTTGTCTTGAATTAGCCATATAAGATCAAATCTACTTAGTAATGGTGCTGGTATATTGATATTATCTCTTAGAGAGTTGTCATTGTCATACATACCCCACTTTGGATTGGCTGCTGCAAGTACGCTTGTACGACTTGGTAAGGTCATTGCTATACCTGCTTTTGCTATTGATACTGTCTGTTGTTCCATAGCCTCATGCATTGCACTTCTGTCATCCTCACCCATCTTATCAAACTCGTCTATACATGCTAGTCCACCATCACACATTGGTAATACTCCTGCCTGTGCAATACTTCTACCATCTGACATTTTAACTATACCTATGGTTAATCCTGCTGCACTACTACCTCTACCACTGGTATATATTGACTTTGTAACCAATTTAGTTGCAAATTTTAACAGTTCTGACTTTGCCATACTAGGATCTCCTATCAAGAATAGGTTGATATCACCTCTCTTCTGTGTCTTAACCCCACCTGCTAACTGTAAAAGTATGCTTAACTTGATGTCTGTGTAACCAAATATTGCTGGTGCAAATGAACCTATTATTTTGTCTATGAATCCGTCATCCTGTACATCTAATGTTAGTTGTTTAATCTCATCCTCGTTTGGTAATGTTGGTTTATTTTCATCCATATCCTGTACTGACATTATATCTATAAACACTTCAAACTCATTTTTCTTAAAGTCCACATCACTTCTAAACAAACCTGTGATAAGTTTTCTTTGACCTACATATGATGTCCTGCATAGACTTCCTACCAATTTACCTGTAAAGATTACAGGTGAACTCTTTTTACTCTTATCCATTGGCTCCTGCATGAGTATTGTCTGTACATCATCTGTAATCATTTCATTTGTTCGTATCATTGTCTTTGCTTTTTTACATGAAGGGTTGTGACATAGTGGTACTATTATCTTTCTATCAATGGTACATTTCTCATCATACTCATTACCACATAAAACACAGTCAAACTTTGCACTCTTAACATATGATTTTGGTGAATCTGTTGCTAACACTTGACATTCAAACGTAACGGTAGAATTTTCATGCTTTGTGTTTATATCATGCATGTTCATCAATAACTCACCAATAAGATTGATTTTAATATCAGCAAATGAGGAACGTACTAGTTCTAAGTCTCCATCTTTCTGAGCCTTTACACGATAAATTGCCTCACGTAATGAACCTAGAAAGTCATTTGGATACTCTATGAATATATCTAAAAATCCTTTCTGTGATGGATTTATTGAAATTTTACTGTTTGGTCTAAGTCTATCTATGACATCAGTGTATCTATTGTCTGTCAATGCTTGTTTTAAAACATCTATCTTTGCTGAATCAGTATATTGTGTCATACTCTACTCTCTAACTCCATTCTTAATTTGTTTTGTAACTGTGATACTTTTTTATTGATTTTAACCAAGTCATCATTTGACAAGTCTTTCAAACAGTCATGCCATAGATCCATTCTATCCATAATTCTAGGATATTTTGAATTGGTTACTTTTTTGTAACTCTTTACATATTCTTCTACTGCCATTGCTAGGAACAAACTGAATGATGTGTCTTTTGGTCTAAGACTGTCGAATGATTCAAACACAGGTTTTATACTTGGGCTAATTGATATAGTTGTTGTTTTCTTGAACTGCATGAAAGTTAATTAACTTGAGGATATATATGTCTATCTTATGAAATTATAGAGATGATAGTACAGAAATAATAAACTTAATTAATTAATTAACTTTTTAGTCACGAAAAAAAGTTAGAAAAAGTAAATCCTAGTCACGGAAATGTTAATTAACTAATTAACTATATTTGGCAAGACAAAAAATCGATGTAAAAAAATGAAAAAGGTTTTGATTTTATACTACTACTGTTTGTTCTAGTTCAAACCAAGTCTTAACACCCTTGGCTTCCATCAATTGAATGAATTTACTAGCTTTATCTACAGGTTGTAGTGCTTTGATGATCTCTCCATCTTGCTTTTTCCAACAAATATTGATAAACATGTGAATGATTCGTCTTTTGCGAATATAAACTTGTCTAATTATACAAGAGTTATATGTTTAATTTATATAGTTCTGTACTACTGCAATGAGGACATTTCTCTTTGATTACCTCTCCTGATCTAACCATAAATTGTATTGTATGATGTAAGTTACCCATACTTGATATATTACCTTTATATTGTATTTCGGTTAAAGGTAATCCTTTCTTATACATTCCTAAAGTGTTTATAATTGTAGTATGTGTTGA